CACAAAACACAAACTCGCTGTAAAGGAGCTACCATAATGACTAATCTGATGAAATATCAGGCTGCGGATCTTCCTGCTTTGTTGGAAAGAATCAACCGCAATACTATTGGTATGGATGAATACTTTGATCGTATTTTTAAAATTCACGAAACAAATTCCAATTATCCACCATATAATCTTGTTCAAGTCAGTAATGTAGAATCACGCCTCGAACTTGCACTTGCTGGATTTAAAAAGAAAGAAGTTTATGTCTACACGCAAGATGGTAAACTTTTTGTTGAGGGTCAAAAAGAAGATAAAGAAACGGAGTCCAACTATATCCACAAGGGTTTAGCACAACGGAGTTTTAAGAGAGCGTGGACACTCTCTGATGATACGGAAGTACGATCAGTTGATTTTGAGGATGGGCTTTTGACTGTGACTCTTGGTACAATTGTTCCGGATCACCATAAGCGCAAAGATTATCTATAAATATAATTGAATATCGTCGGCGCTATGCCACGGGAGGTAACTGGCAAAATCCAGTTGACACCTCCTTTTTTTCTTGCTAAAATTATCCTAGGTGTTCCAAAAATTATGACTGTTAAATTATTGCTGGTTAAATCTGGAGAAGATATAATTTCAGATGTTTCTGAGATGGTAATAGGTGGAGAAGATGATAAAGAAGACTTCCGAAGAGTTGTTGGATATTATCTAGATAGTCCTTGTGTAGTTAAAATTATAAATCAATCATTTTCATCCCCAGATAATGATAAAAATCAAGGAGTTGAAGTTTCTTTGCATCCTTGGATTCCTCTTACTAGTGATAAAAAAATACCAATCCCAGCGGATTGGGTAATCACAATGGTTGAACCCGCATCCTCATTAAAAAAAATGTACTTAAGTAGTGTGAATAAAAATGGAAAAGATGATCAAAGTATTAGTATTGATGAACAATCAGTTTCTAATCAGTCAGATTGAAGAAGTTGGTGCTGATATTGGAGAACCGGAGTGTAAGTTAATTAAACCTTTTGTTGTTAGTAAAGACAAAACGCTAGAACCCTTCCTTTCTGATTACACAAAACAAGATACATTTATGTTGAGTTCGGATAAGATTCTTACTCTTATAGATCCAACTCCAACTCTACTTGAAAAATATGAGGATTTGATTAAAGAATGAGATTTTACACTAATGTTCAATTGATTGGAAATCAATTTTTGGTTCGTGGAGTAGATGATGGTAAAAGATTTGAGACAAGAGATGAGTTCTTCCCAACTCTCTTTGTAAAAACTAAAAAAGATTCTAAGTATAGAACATTAAGTGGAGAAGCAGTAGAACCAATCAATCCCGGAACTGTAAGGGATTGTCGTGAGTTTTATAAAAAGTATGAAGAGATTGATGGATTTGAGATTTGTGGAAATGACCGTTATATCTACCAGTATATCTCAGAAAAATATCCAGAGGATGAGATCAAGTTTGACATTAGTAAAATCAAACTTGTAACTCTAGACATTGAGGTTGCTTCTGAAGAGGGATTCCCTGATGTAGAGTCTTGTTCGGAAGAAATACTTGCAATCACAATTCAAGACTATACAACAAAAAAGATTATTACTTGGGGAGTTAAACCATTTAAACATAATCGTAGTGATTTAACCTATCATTATTGTCCAAGTGAGTATGAACTTTTGAATCACTTTATTAACTATTGGATGGTTGATGTTCCTGATGTTATAACTGGATGGAACATTCAACTGTACGATATTCCTTACATTTGCAAGCGTCTCAATCGGGTTCTTGGTGAAAAACTGATGAAGCGTTTTTCTAACTGGGGACTTGTAACTGAGGGTGAAGTATTCATCAATGGTCGCAAGCATACAACATTTGATGTTGGTGGTTTGACTCAACTTGACTATTTGGATCTTTATAAAAAGTTTACTTATAAAGCACAGGAATCGTATCGCCTTGATTATATTGCTGAGGTTGAACTGGGTCAGAAAAAACTTGATCACTCTGAGTTTGATACTTTTAAAGATTTCTATACTCAAGGTTGGCAGAAGTTTATTGAATACAACATCGTTGACGTAGAACTTGTTGATCGTCTAGAAGATAAAATGAAACTCATTGAGTTGGCACTTACGATGGCATATGATGCTAAAGTAAATTATGCTGATGTGTTTTATCAAGTTCGTATGTGGGATAATATTATCTACAATTATCTTAAAAAAAGAGATATTGTGATTCCCCCAAGAAATAAATCTCAGAAGAATGAAAAGTATGCTGGTGCCTATGTAAAAGAACCAATTCCCGGTAAGTATGATTGGGTTGTTAACTTTGACCTTAATAGTCTGTATCCACACTTGATCATGCAGTATAATATCTCTCCAGAAACTCTTGTAGATGAAAGGCATCCAACTGTGACTGTTGACAAAATTCTCAATCAACAAATCAGTTTTGAAATGTATAGCGATTATGCTGTCTGTGCTAATGGAGCAATGTTCCGTAAGGACATTCGTGGATTCCTTCCAGAGTTAATGGAGAAGATGTATCAAGATCGTGTCATCTTCAAGAAGAAGATGATTGAGGCAAAGAAAGAGTATGAGAAAACCAAGAATAAAGAACTGGTAAAAGAGATTGCCCGCTGTAATAATATTCAGATGGCAAAGAAAATTTCTCTTAACTCTGCTTATGGTGCTATCGGCAATCAGTATTTCCGTTACTACAAACTTGAGAATGCTGAAGCAATCACTTTGAGTGGTCAAGTATCAATCCGTTGGATTGAAAATAAAATGAATACGTATCTTAATAAACTTCTTAAGACGGAGGATGTTGATTATGTTATTGCTTCAGATACTGATTCTATTTACCTTAATATGGGTCCTGTGGTTGAATGTGTATTCAAAGGCAGAGAGAAAACTACTGAAAGCATTGTCGCGTTCCTTGATAAGGTCGCTTCTATGGAACTTGAAAAGTATATTGAAAGTTCTTACCAAGAATTGGCTGAGTATGTAAATGCATACGATCAAAAGATGCAGATGAAACGTGAGAACATTGCTGATCGTGGAATCTGGACTGCGAAGAAGCGTTACATTCTCAATGTCTGGGATAGTGAAGGTGTACGTTATGAAGAACCAAAACTCAAAATGATGGGTATTGAAGCAGTTAAATCTTCTACTCCTGCTCCTTGCCGAAAGATGATTAAGGATGCTCTTAAGTTGATGATGAGTGGAACTGAAGATGAAGTGATTGACTTTATTGAAAATGCCCGTAAGGAGTTTAGGAAACTTCCTCCAGAACAAATTTCATTTCCACGATCTGCTTCTGATGTTCAGAAGTATAAATCTTCATCTGACATTTATATCAAAGGAACTCCCATTCATGTTCGTGGAGCACTTCTGTTTAATCATTATATTAAGCAGAACAAATTGACAAACAAATACTCTCTTATTCAGAATGGAGAGAAGATTAAGTTCATTTATCTGAAAAAACCAAATACTATTCACGAGAATATTATTTCTTTCATTCAGGAGTTTCCAAAAGAACTTAACCTTGACAAATACATAGATTATGAATTACAATTTGAGAAAGCATTTCTAGAACCACTCAAGATTATCCTTGATGCGATTGGGTGGTCCGTAGAAAAAACTGTAAACCTTGAATCATTTTTTGCTTGATGGACTTGCCTATTAATGACAACGAACTGAATACTATTGTAAAAGCACTTGGTTTTGGTGGAGATGCTGCTTTGTATCATAAACTAAAACTTGTAAAAGAATTGCGAGAGCAAGGTTTGCCTTATAAAAAAATACTTCGTGAAGAATACGGGATGGTAGCGTGATGGATTTCCTTAAAGATATTGTAAAAGAGATTGGTGATGACTTTACCAAGTTAGCATCGGATATTGACGAGACGGAAACTTATGTTGATACGGGTTCATACATTTTTAATGCACTGGTCTCAGGTAGTGTATTTGGTGGTGTATCTGGGAATAAGATTACTGCTATTGCTGGAGAGTCTTCTACTGGAAAGACTTTTTTCTCTCTCGCCGTGGTTAAGAACTTTCTTGATACTAATCCCGATGGTTACTGTCTCTACTTTGACACTGAGGCTGCTATCACTAAATCTTTGATTGAATCCCGTGGAATTGATACTACTCGTCTGGTTGTTGTTAACGTTGTTACTATTGAAGAGTTTCGTACAAAGGCACTCAAAGCAGTAGATATGTATTTGAAGGCACCAGTAGAAGATCGCAAACCTTGCATGTTTGTGTTAGATTCTCTTGGAATGCTTTCTACAAGCAAAGAAATTAATGACGCACTAAATGAGAAAGAAGTTCGGGATATGACTAAATCCCAACTTATTAAAGGTGCGTTCCGAATGCTCACACTCAAACTAGGTCAAGCAAATGTCCCGCTCATTGTCACAAATCATACATACGATGTCATCGGAGCTTACGTACCAACTAAAGAAATGGGAGGAGGTTCTGGACTCAAATACGCAGCAAGTACGATCATTTATCTCAGCAAAAAGAAAGAAAAGGATGGAACGGAAGTGGTCGGAAATATTATCAAAGCTAAGACTGCTAAATCGCGTTTGAGTAAGGAGAACAAAGATGTTGAAGTCCGTCTGTATTATGATGAGCGCGGTCTTGATCGTTACTACGGTCTTCTGGAACTTGGTGAGATTGGTGGACTCTGGAAAAATGTAGCGGGTAGATATGAGATTGATGGTAAAAAACTTTATGCTAAGCAGATTCTCAAAGAACCCGAAGTATATTTTACTGAAGAAGTAATGCAAAAACTTGATGAGATTGCTCATCAAGAATTTAGTTACGGTTCATGATAAAGATTCTAAAGACTGGAATCAACGTAAACAAAGTTGTAGAACAACTTAAAAAATATCCTCAGGACTGGGACCATCAGAAACATCTGAAGGATTCTCAGTCCTTAGTTGGTAAAGGATTTGCTGACTTGCCAGTGAGTGCTCTTCAACTTATAATGGGTGGGGTTAAAAGCAAAGAAGACTTTGTTGGAGACTCTGAGATTAGCATCAAAACTCCAGCATACGAACATCACAGTGAAATAAGAAAGATTATACGCAAGCACTTTGGAAATAGAGAACTACACCGTTGTGGATTTCTTTCTTTACCTGTTGATGAAATTGTGGGAGCACATATTGATGAAGGAACTTATTATCTGACACGGGATAGATATCACCTTTCTGTTGTTGGAAGATATCAGTATTTTTGTGGTACTGATACTACTATTGTTGAACCGGGAACTCTTCTTTGGTTTAACAATAAACTACCTCATGGAACCGTTAATATCGGTGATGAGACAAGAATAACCTTTGTATTTGACATGCCTCATGGATCAAGTTGAGTTTCTTATTCTTCGTAATCTTATTCATAATGAAGAATATATTCGTAAAGTAATTCCTTTTATTAGGGCAGAATATTTTGGGGAGGCAAATCAAAAAATTGTGTTTGAAGAAATCTTGAAGTTTATTCAAGAATATAATCAACCTACAACAAAGGAAGTTCTATGTATTGAAATAGAAAAACGTCAAGATATTAATGATACTTCCTTTAAAGAAATTATGCACTTGATTGGATGTCTTGAAGATGTTCCAACAGAGTTTAATTGGTTAGTTGACACAACTGAAAAATGGTGCCGTGACCGTGCCATCTATCTTGCTTTGATGGAGTCTATTCATATTGCAGATGGTAAAGATGATAAGAAAAATCGTGATAGTATTCCTAGCATTCTATCAGATGCTCTTGCAGTGTCTTTTGATACTCACATCGGACACGATTATTTGTTAGACTATGAAAAACGCTATGAATCTTATCACAAGAAAGAGGACAAGATTGAATTCGACCTCGAGTACTTTAACAAAATCACAAAAGGTGGTTTACCTAATAAGACTCTCAATATCGCTCTTGCTGGTACGGGTGTCGGAAAAAGTCTCTTTATGTGCCATGTTGCTGCTGCCTGCTTACTGCAAGGCAGGAACGTTCTCTACATCACTCTTGAAATGGCGGAGGAACGAATTGCTGAACGAATTGATGCAAACCTATTGAACGTTCCAATTCAAGACATTACTGAACTTCCAAAACAGATGTTTGAGAATAAGGTCACAAGTCTTGCAAAGAAAACTCAAGGAACTCTGATCATTAAAGAGTACCCAACTGCTTCTGCACACGCTGGACACTTTAAGTCTCTTCTTAACGAACTTGCACTTAAGAAGTCATTTAGACCAGATATTATTTTTATTGACTATCTTAATATTTGTTCTTC